AACACGTCATTAGATGGTGGTACTTTTGTATTTAATGAGTCAAGCGCAGACTTAGATTTTAGAATTGAAGGTAATGGAGATGCAAACTTGTTCTTCACTGATGCAGGTAATGATCGTGTAGGTATTAAAACAAACTCACCCTCTACAGAGTTGCATGTTGTAGGTGGTGTAAAAGCCACAGGTGCCATAGACTTCGATGGTGGTGGATTTACATTTAATGAATCGGGTGCCTCTGTAGATTTAAGAGCAGAAACAAATACTCTAACACATGCTTTTTTCATAGATGGATCTGCTGACAAAATTGGATTTGGTACAAGTTCACCAACAAGCGCACTAGTAACAGTTAGTCAAGCAAATTCTTCTGGTGCTATAGCTTGTTTAACATTAGACCAAGATGATACAGATCAAGAGTTTATTAGATTTGATGGCACAAGTGCTTCAGATCAAACTAAAAGTATTACAACAGATACAAGTGTAGGATCTTTGACAGGTCATATTCGTGTCAATATAAATGGCACTGATTACTGGATACCGTTCTACGCAACTAACTAGGAGCTTGAATGCCGTTAACAAAACTGCAAATAGCACCAGGTATAGATAAACAAAATACCGAATATGGTGCAGAAGGTCGTTGGGTAGATTGTGATAATGTTAGATTTAGATATGGACTACCTGAAAAAATTGGTGGTTGGGAAAAAGTAACTAGTGATGCACTTGTAGGTGCAACAAGAGCTATTTTAACTTACTCTGGTCTTGATGGTGTTAAATACGCTATTTACGGAACCAATAAAAAACTTTACGCTTATTCAGAAAATAACTATGCCGACATAACTCCTATTCGTGCGACAGGCACAGGTAACATCACACAATTTGCAACAACAAACGGTAGCACTACAGTTACAGTTACTGACTCTAGTCATGGTGCTTTAATTGGTGACTTTGTAACTATTGCTAGTGTTAGTGGCGCAGTAGGTGGTATTAGTGCAGCTAATTTACAAGGTGAGTTTGAGATACTTACTGTTCCTGATTCAAATACATTTACTATTGAGGCAAAAGCTGCAGCTAGTTCTGATGCCACAGGAGCCACGGCCAACGGAACATATCAAATTAACACAGGATCTGCCGTGTCTTTATTTGGTTATGGCTGGGGTGCAGGTACATGGGGAGCATCTACTTGGAACTCAACAAGATCAGGTTTAACAGGTGGTCAAGGTGTTCTCTTGGAATCAGCTAAATGGGCACTAGACAACTGGGGTGAAGACGTATTAGCACTACAGTTTAATGGTGGTTTGTTTTATTGGGATACTTCTGGAGGGTTATCTTCTAACAGAGCAGCAGTAACTAATGTTTCTAACGCACCTACAAAAAGTAGATTTATGCTAGTTTCAGGAGATGACAGACATGTTATTTGCTTTGGAACAGAGACAACCATAGGAACTTCTTCTACACAAGATAACATGTTTTTAAGGTGGTCAGGCCAAGAGGCTGAGAATGTTTGGACACCTACAGCAACTAATACAGCAGGATCAAAAAGACTAGTAGATGGTAATTTTATACAAACTGCCGTTAGGTCTAGAGGTGCTGTGTTAATATGGACAGATACTGCTTTATATCAAATGCAATTTATTGGCCCACCTTTTACATTTGGATTTAATCAATTAGGTTCTGCTTGTGGATGTATTGGTTTACATGCAGCAGTGGATGTTGGTGGTGTATCATTTTGGATGGGTACAGACTCTTTCTTCTTATTTGATGGTGCTGTGCAAAAGATACCTTGTACGGTGCAAGATTATGTATTTGATGATTTAAATCAAAATGCAAAACAAGATATATTTTGTGCTGCAAACACTGACTTTAATGAAGTTATGTGGTTTTATCCTTCTCTTAATTCTAGTCAAATTGACAGAATGGTAGTATTTAATTATGCAGAAAATCTTTGGTATGTAGGAACATTATCTAGAAGCGCTTGGGCTGATAGAGGTACATACGATAATCCTTACGCAGCTGAGTTTGAGTCATCTGATACAACCGCAACTATATCTACTATCACAGGATTAAAAGCAGGTAGAACTTTTATTTATCTACATGAGAGTGGATCAAATGATGATGGTAGTGCTATGAATGCACATATAGAATCAGGTGATGTAGACATTGCAGATGGTGATCAATTTATGTCTATTGGTAGAATTATACCAGACTTTAAAGGACAGTCTGGCACAGTGGATTTAACAATTAAAACTAGGCCTTATCCTACAGCAACACAAACTACACATGGATCTTTTAATATTACAACATCAACAACTAAAAAAGATACAAGAATTAGAGGCAGACAAGTTGCAGTTAGAGTTGCTAGTGATGCAGTAGATGATAACTGGAGATATGGTACACTTCGATTAGATATAAAACCTGATGGA